CCCAATAGTTAGGACACGATTCACTATAAAGCTGTGTTATATTGCATTGTTGAGTAAGTAAAGCATCTGCGTAGCCACTACAGCTAGAATCATTTAAAGGATTACTGCAATCAACTCCATTACCAGAACCCTCGCCGAACAAAGAGCCGCCGTTTTCTAGGGTTGTATTTATTGTTGTATTGTTCCAATTAGTGTTTACGCAAGTAGATGAGTTTGTTGTTCCAGTATTACATTCATCATGGTAATAATAAGTATACGAATTATTTTTATTGGCACCAACTTCACCAATAAGCACATCATGGTTGATAATTTCTAATTCTCTGTAGCGAATATCAAAAGAATTGTTATTCCAAAGTATTACCTCAAAACTATTATCTGTGTTGCTACGATTAAATTCTCTTAACCTGTACCAACCAAATATCATTTTTTCTGAGTCTCCGTATGATTTCATACGAGAATTGTTGTCTCTTATTAAGTCAGTCCAGAAAGGATATATTGTGTAGGTATGCTGTCCGTTAATAGGATCTGGAGTGTAATCAGAGCAATAGCTACCACTAGAACCAAAATGTAAACATCCGTTCGTGGCCATTCGTGCTTTTGTAAATGTAGAGCCGTAAAAAGTAAAATTAAAAGAAAGGTCAATTGCAGGAGATATGCCATCATCGGAAACCTCGTAAGCTAACTCGCCATTAAAGTTATTAGCATTATCATGCAAATCGTATAATGCTTGATTGCTTTCGTATATGTATTGACCATATACATTAAATGATAGCAGACTAACTATTGCGTAGCATAAAACTCTTGCTTGCATTGTTTATCCGATTTAGTTTTTCTTGTGTAAGTTTTTTTAACAAATCCAACAACGTCTTTGTTAATACGGGATCTTTTTGGGTTTACTTCTTTTGTGCATTGTTTTATAAACTCTTTTTCTTTGTCTTTTGCATCTGGCCTTTTAGATTGATTTTTGGCCCACATGGTAGATGCCTCTTTACCTATTTTTCCTTGATATGGACAAGGAGTGCCTGCCATTTCCATGGCTTTAAATACTCTTTCGTCCTGGCAAAGTAAGGCCACACTGGCCACTTTCATTCCCATGTCATACAAATATTTAGAAAGTTTTAATCTTTCACAATTTTGATCCACAATTGTTTTGCCTCCAGATAAACCAAAAACCTGGCCCTGGAAAGCGCCACTTACTCCTGTGGTACATAAGTCCTGGCTGTAGCTCATTATACTTGGAGCTATGGCAGACGCAGGCGGGGCCTCGCTTTTTACATTTTGGTTAATCGTTTGCACAGATTTTGACTCGTTAATATTTCTATTGGTGTTATCAGACTTGGTGTTGTTGTTGTTTTGATTAACATTATTAGTCGTAACGTTTGATTCAGAGGTTGATTGATTGATGTTTGTGTTCTGATTCGTGTTATTACTGGTGCTATTATTTGTGTTGTTAACATTCTGATTTACTGTCGAATTTACCGTAGAGGTAGAGGTCGAAGTGTTAATATTATTATTAGTGTTGTTCGAGGTAGATGTCGCCGTTGAGGTGTTAACGTTAATATTATTGTTGGTGCTGGTGTTAACGTTTGTATTCGAGTTCGTGGCCGTCGTGGTCGTATTATTAGTGTTTACGTTGGTGTTTGAGTTGGTATTATTCGCGGTCGAGGTCGAGGTGTTGGTGTTAACGTTAGTGTTCGAGTTGGTATTTGTCGTGGTCGTGGTATTTACTGTATCTAAAGAATTATTTTCGCAATACTGTGTGCCGTTAACACAAGCTGTGCCAGATTGTTGTGAAGATTGTGCGCTTGCTGTAATTGAGAAACCAATCACGACTGTAACTAAAAACATTACAGCCGACCATTTTACTAACTGGTCGTGTTCAATTTGATCCTGTCTTTTTTTCATCGGGTATGTAAACTCCTAATTCAATTAACTTTTCTCGGTTAATTAAATGTTCTGCCTCTACATCATCTTTGCTTTGACCGTAATATTTAACTGCTAAATATTTTTCGATCATAGCGACATTGATGTTGATGTCATCTACCACTACCTCACCTAAAACTCTACCATATTTTCCCTTGGAATCTTTTAATTTTGAACGCAAAACTATGTTTTTTCCGTTATCTATAGATTCTTTAAGAAACTTTGCGGCTAATTTGCCTCTAATTTTTTCATCTTTATCTCTGGTTCTACTTTCGGGAGTATCGATCCCGTAGAGTCTAACTCTGCATTTATGTAAGACAGAAAAACCAAGATCTAGTATGCAATCAATCGTATCGCCATCGACCACGCGAGTTACCTGGCAACTATACTCGTACATTAATCCTCGCCTTTAAAACCCTTAGAGGAATTTGAGGTCCCAGCGTAAAGACCAAACCATGCCGCCCCAGCACCAACTATTATTGATATTAGTCCAGATTGCTCCAGGCTAGGATCTTGTAAATTCATAAACCACATGGTTGAGTAATAAAGTAAAAAAATGTAAACGCTTAAAAAAACCCTGGGGAATATGCGCCAAGAATCAACCGCTCTAGCTAAATGAATCCATTTTTGGTGTGGATTAACTTTTGAGTCTGATTCTAGTTCTCTAATCTTTTCTTTTAGATCACTTATTTCTTGAACCATGGACATAAATTTCGAGAGGTCAATCTCGACCTCATTCCGACTGGTATCACCACTAAATCTATGATCTTCCATTATAAAAATTTAGCTAACACTACGCTTATTACGATGAATGGGTAAACGCCCCATATCATGTTTTCTAGCTTATCAAACCTTTTGGATCCTGCCTCAAGTCTTTTATCAATGCTTTTATACAGAGCTCTACACTCACGTTCGTGCGATTCTATAGCGTTTAACGCGTCTTTTACAGATGCCATTTATTTTACCTTTTTAGTTTTTTTTACTCTTTTAGTCGTGTAGGCCTCATTCACGTCGGGTGTAGATTCATCGTCTGCAACGTATCTACCTTTTTTGTTTCGGGATCTAACCTGTATTTCTTCCGTACCTGTAAAAAAATCCACTACCTTAGTCCACCAGCTCATGCTACTTCTCCTTTGCTCGGCCTATATTTAAAGCGGCCCAATCCACCAATTTGTAAAGCTTGCCAATCCAAGCGTCGTCCTGGGGCGTGGGCGTGGAGGCGGCAATTAAAGACGCCACGGTTACTATAATTGTTACCCAAGTCACTAGATCTACTATCATTTCCATGTGTTTCTCCTAGAAATTATGCTTTGTAATACGATGGTAAACCAATCATAGGTCTGCGGTCAAACCGATTTGTGTCTGCATTTTTGCCATCAGCATCATTATAGTGTAAAAAAACCTGTCCACAGTCCTTGCCTGCAAAAGCATCACGCCAATGTTCTAGGTCACAACCTCTATACATCAACATATCTCCTTGTTTTAAATTTACCTTGACTCCCTTTTGGCCATCTTTTCCAGATGGCTCTATGTATATTGGCCACTCATCGCCGCCTAAGTGCATTGTGGTAGATATTTCACAAGAATATCTGTCTTTGTGTCTTTTAAGCTCATCGCCTTTTTTATAGATTCTCGCATAAGAATAAGTTTCAGATAATTTAGTCTTTGATTGTTTTTCCATAATTGGTTTTACTTTTTGCAATAAAGTCTCCATAACAATGTCTGCGTAATGAGAATATGTTTCTGGTATTTGTTGATCGTTCCATACACCAAAATATTCAGTAAATTGAGATATGTAGTTAGTATCAAATAAATATCTTGCGACTGCTCTTTTATTTAAAAAGTATTGATAACAAAAATCTGCTAACTCTTTTGATATAGCACCTTTAATAACTTGATATTTATTTTTCTGAAAGCTCATCTGAATGGGTATCCTAAATTCCAACACACTAAGGAGTGTCGTATTCCTTTGGTTACTGGCTTGACTCTATGCCAAACAAAAGATGGAAAGATAATAACACTACCTTTCTTTCTAATTTCTTCACATATTCTTGGTTGTGAGCCTTCGTCTGTGTTCCTAAAATCAAACTCTAAATCACCGCCTTCGTATTCTTTGGGATCAGTTAAAG